CAAGAATTGGCTTGCACATATCACTGGACTCGCCATGGGTGGAAAGTCCAAGGTCCCACGCACTTGGATATCCGTGAATGATTTGGTAGTCGTCCCAACGCGAGAACTTAAGGAAGAGTGGCAAGCCAACCTCGGTAAGCTTGAACCCTTGCGTAGGGCTACCGTCGTCACGCAACACGAGGCCTTGATCACGAAATACGCATCGCGTTATGTCATCATTGATGAGTGCTATGCTTTTGATCCTGAACATTTGCAGGCCATTGCTAACAGGCATTCGCGTAGCAAGGGTGTTGTTACTATTGGTGATAGAAGACAAATATCCAACGTGTTTTCCCCCACTCAATTGAAACTCATCGCTTCCGATGCGCCATGTGTCATGATCACTCCTACGACTTTCGTGGGTTGGGATGCGGCGGTCACCTATTTACATAGTACCGTGACTGACACTTTTGTGGAGGATCTGTTCTGCGGCTCCGAAGATTCAGAGGCGTTATGTTACACATTGACAGCAGATGATACTTTGCTACCTGGCGAAGGTGACGTAGCTATGCAAGGCACTCAAATTGGGAAGGAGATGGTGCTACAACGGGGTGTCAAAGCGGCAACAGTGCATGAATGCCAAGGGCGTCGTTCTGAGTACTCGGTCATCCACGGACTCGGAAGGGCGTTGGGTGGCGATTTGCGATGGTTGGGCCAGGCAGAGCAATCTGCGCACTGCGCTGTTGGGTTTACTCGCGCACGAAAGAAGACAATTTTCGTGGTAGAGGGCGTCTCCGTGCTGACTAACTTTCGGTGGTTTGACGATACATCAGTCAATGGCAGATTGCCGGACACGGTGATCATGGGTGGCACGTCTTGGGATTTTTGCGAGGTACGAGCTGAGAGTGAATCGACATGGCACCATATACACGAACCAAACATTGTCGAGTCGAGCTTGGTAGAGCAACCGTTGACGGATCAGGTTACTGTGGCGACTGTATTCACTGGCGATGGTGAGCCGTTGTCAACTTCTGAAATTCGAACCAACGTGGAATTGGTTTCTGGCGTGAACTTCCGAGATGAGGGGATCGCGCATTCTGACGCTTTCGATAATTACACGTTTCAGCCCCGTGATGTCCCTGGCGCAGACCAGGTTCAGGCTTTAACCCGCAGCGTGCCAGATGTTCGCACTAGACCTCAGGATTTTGTTGATGCTGAGGTCATTGTCCAGTGGTTGTTTGATGAAGTGATTGACAAAAAGCTGTTTTTCGCACACATCAACAATTCGCGCAGGGCTGCAATTCACCGGCAGACTCGACAACAAGCTATCGACGGAGCGTATGCAAATTGCGAAACAGCTGCGTCAACGTTATCTTTTGCGTTCTTGAAACCCGAATTTGCCAAGAAACCGTCTGAGATGCGTGATGGCCCCTCAGAACTCAAAGCACAAGGCGTGGTGTCCGCGAGTGATTTGCAACAAGCTATTTTCGCCGACACATGTGATGCCTTAACGCATGCCTGGGCAAGGGCAATGCAACCTGGGAAGCTCTCCCCTGTCGGTCTCCGCGAAGAAGAGGTGGAAGATTTTCTTGCAACATTTGAATCTTCTGTGGAATTGGACATTGAGAAGCAAGATTCATCTCACCGCCCAGTACATGTCATTGTGGCATCGATTTTTCTGGAAATGGCGGCTGACAAGCAGGGCCTTGGAGCACTGGCAAAAGAGATTCGAGACGAAAGACGTGTCAGGATGATGGGGTCACCTTTTAAATTTGTTCTCAACAAGGCATTGGCTTCTGGTGACCCTTGGACGTTGATTATTAACAAAATCATGGCTTTTAGCTCTCTGATTAGCGTCGCGCGACTCAAGGATGTGCGCATTTGTCAAAGTGGGGACGATGTGACGATGGACCGAACTCCAGAGTGGCGAGGCAAGGGTCTCGGGGATCAAAGCAAAGCCAACGTGGGCCTCACGTGGAAAGTGGAGGAAAGGTCACAACGGAAGGATGGGGTTACTTTCATTAGTCGTGCTGTTTTGCCACATCGCACTGTTGTGTATAAAGCATTGCGCACCATCTTGAAATATGCACACCGAAAGCGTAATCAGATACAGCACGCCGGAATTGCTGCAGATGCTCGGCGGATTGAAGCTTTGGCTGCGCGCCACGGTCTGCAAGCTTATTGCGAGGCGCGATGCCAAGTGTGGGGAGGTGACCCCGTGGTTATTTTCGATTTATGGACTAGAGCACTTGCCGTTGCTAGAGCTGAGTTCAGTTCTCTGCCTGATGCATTGCGGTCTGAGGAACCTAGGCAGTACACAGTGCGCGAGCGCAATGGCGGTTGTTTTGGATATGCCTTAGCAAACTGTGTCAAGACCAATGTCGCTGCTATCAATGCAATAGCCTCGTATCGTGGCCCGGTGAATAGGACTACGGCACTGAAGGTGTGCCGTGAAAACCAAGTTCCCCTCATCATCATGAATGAGCGCTTCGCACAACGGTCACGCAAACGATTGATAGATCAGATGGATAGAAGGAGAATTTCGAGGTCTTTTGTGGTCGTGTATGAAGATCATGCAGTGGCTGTGGTACCAAACACATTGACACTTCATGGAGCATTTGGAAAGCGCACAATCACTTGGAAGAACACTTTCTCCAAAGATGTGGAGATCACAGACTTTGAGTAGAGTAGGTCATGGGGTTCCTTTACTATATCACGCTCATTAACTCCAGCTATCGAGTCAAAATTTAGCCGTCTTATTGTACGAGACCAAATACACAGCCTCTGAGTAGGAATGCAGCGAAGCCAACGGAGTATCGAGAGATAAGTTGCGTAGCTTGAGCAGCACTGCATTAGTCCAAAAACCAACCGACAAGGTCACTCAAGCTTTTCTAAAGGTTAGTCGCTATGCGGCAAGACATGGTCGGCCAATCAGAAGCAATTCTCACTGGCATCGCGAAGCTGAGAAATCAGTGAGGCGAGGCGACAATCTTTCCAAACCTCGTTTCTGGAAAGTTGCTCGGCCCGAGAGGACGGATGCGCATGTCGGTCTATTATCGGCTTTAAATAGCGATAGGCTTAAGGAGCAAACACCCCATTTTAATGTTGGTTTGGTACCCAACACGCGAACTCCATCGCGAATGGTCTGCTTAACTACAATTACAGTACAACTGAAATGTCGGATGAGAGCATTGCCCACACCATCAGAAATATCTTGAAGCAGTGCAATTCTACCGTTATCTCAATTGGCCATACTGAAGGTCATTTCCTTTCTTCCAAACAATTTGCAGTGTTGGAAGAGTGCGCGGACACCCTCGAGAATCTTGAGTCAGTTGCTGGTGTGGACACACCAACAACTAGTGCAATTATCCAAGCTTCTTCAGAGGAAGACGGCTTTCGAGCACGCAGATTGGAACTAGCCCGCGAATTAAAGCAGAAACAAATTCGTTTAACAGCAGCTCCTCCAGGAGATCGCTCCCAGATCAATCTAGAGATTGGGAAGTTGTTGTCTGAACGTGCAAGGCTTGACAAGTTGATAAAGCAATTTGACGTAACGACAATTGCCTGATCATGCCTTCAGTTACCGCAAGCCGT